GTCAATAGGGAATGTCACATCGACACCGTCCGTAATTGAAAACTCATTGAATCGATTTGTTGTCGTTGATATATCTGTCAAGATACAATACAATTCAGTATCGATTTGTTCTTCTGTGAATTCGAAAAGATATTCAGGATTCGTCAACGTTGTCAGTTCCGTTACTGTCACTATCATCGATGTCGTTCCCGACTTCAGTATTCTTAACATTCTTCTTTAATTTAGGTGATTTTCTTTTCTCAAATACATCAAGACCTAGTTTATATAACTTGTCTTCGTTACCTTCTTCGATTAAAATGAACCTTCTTATTGTCGAACAGAACACTTTTGAACCGATTAATTCCTTTTTTATTTTCATATCCTTTAAAGTTAATGAAAAAGGGATAGCGAATCAACACTATCCCTTCAAAAAATAGTCTTACTTTTCAACAATTAAGCTGCGTAAGAACTTTGTGCGATTAGTGTCGCTGCGATAGTTGCATCAACGTCAGGAAGTTCTTCGTTTTCTTGTGAAACTAAAGAAATTAAATGTCCATTTCTGTCGCTACGAGCCACGCCGGACGTGTATTCGTTTCCGTCTGAAACTTTCATTCCTTCTTCGAATCCTAACATTACATAAGTACCGTTCGCTTTTTCAACCATTGCGCAAAGTTCGTTTTGTGCAAGTAAGTGAATAGCCGAACGAAGTTCTTTCGTGTCAGAATTTAATACAATCGATAAAGATTGTTCGTACCATAAAGTTCCGTTCTCTTCATTTCTTTGAATCGGTGCTGTATAGCTTGATAGATTTGATTTTAATTTGTAGTGAAACGTTTCACCTGAAACCGTAATCGCTGTGATTTCGTTTGCAGTCAAAGTCGCTCCGCTATAATTACCTACAGGAAAAAACAAAACTGACTTGATACCACCTTTTCCGTTGGTACAAGTTCTGTCATTATATCCCGAAGTCATTGCGCAAGTTGCCATGATTTGTATATATTTAAGTTTGTAAAATAACCGAACGACATCGCGCCGTTCGGTTTAATTAATTATTCAATTCTAGTTTGGCGAACCTGTTCCATTCCAAACACCGATCTGATCTAAGTAAGGAACTTGAACTCCCGCTCTAAACTTCGAACGTAAATATATTACATCGTCATCTTTAGAATACCACATTTCGAATTGGTCTAAATCACCCGTTAAATCTGTTCCGAAAATGAAGTGACTTGCACGACCTGTATAAATGTTGTCAAGTGTATTCAATCCAACTACTTTTGAAACAACCATGTCAGTTCCAGGAACGACAACAGAATCCATCTTCGCGATTTGCTCAGGAGAATAATGAAAGAAGTTCAAGTCAACCAAGTTCTTGATTAATTTGTTAAAGTTCTCACGACCTGTGAAACATTTGAAATCAGCTGATTCAGCAACCGCTTCAGGACTGTTCTCGAATACTTCATAAAATACATCGTAAGCATTTGAATTAGTAATCGAAGCCGTAGCACTTGTGTTCAAATCAACACATCCCGCTCCCGTTGTTAAGATACTTCTGAATCCATTCATGAATGCAAGGTTACCCGTACCCGTTGATTTGTTACCTCTCCAAATTAATTTGTCTAATTCGTTAGATTGTAACGTCTGAATGTAATCGATGATTAACGCTTCGAAAGGAAGTTCTTCATCTTCAGCCATTGCTCCTGCTCTCAAGTTCAATTGAGTCCAAAATCCTGCTAAGTCTTTCTGACAAAACTTCTTCATGTAACCTAAAGTTTCAACTGAAATCGCTCTGTCTGTGAAAACAGTATCACCTGAAGGTGTCATTGTACAGTCACCAGTTTGGTAAACGATTGAATCGTCCATCAATTTGATTTCCTCTGAACCTTTAATTCCTTCTTGGATAGTGATTTGCTCTAACGTCTTACCCGCTGTAACTTGTTTCACTAATAATTCTTGTGACTGCTCATCCACGTAAGCCGCCAATCCTGATACATCAAAATCAAAGTTTGATGAAATATACTTTTTTAAACTCATTATTTTTTATTTAACATTTTTCTGAAATATTCCGAACGTCTGTCCTTGTCATTCGCTGTCGAAAATTTCGATTCTTCTTTTGCTTCAGTTGGTTCGTTCTTGAATGCGCTGAAATCTTCTTTCAACTTATCAAGTTCGCGTTTCAATGATTCGTTTTGTTTCAGTATCGATCCGACACCTTCAACAATTGCGTTCAATGGTTCGTCAATATCCGACATCTTTGTGTCGACAATTGCTTCAACCTTTTCGCTTGACATTGCTTCTTCTTCAACTACTTCTTCAGTCGGTGCTTCTTCACCTTCTGTTCTTTCATCAACTACTTCCAAAATCATTCCTTCAGCATCCAGGACAATCGAAACACCTTCAAGTTCACCGCCAAGTTGAAGTGTTCCTTCTGTTGCGGGTACTTGCTCACCGTCTTCGGTAACAACAAAAACCGCTTGACCAACTTCCAACATCTCAAAAGAGATAATTGTTCCATCCATCAAAGGTGCTTCTTCAAATTTTACGGTAACTTCTTCAGCTTCCGATGTCGGTGCTTCCGCAATAACTTCAGTTTCATCGGCAAACATTGACTTTAATAGGTCAAGTTTTTCAATTACACTTTTGAATTTACTCATATAATTTATTTATGTTCGTATATTGTATACGACTGTTTATTTTTTAGCCAATTCTATCAACTCATCAAGGATTGATTCGATTGAAATATCCGATTTGAATTGTGCTTCATCCATTACGAATGTGCCTTCGATACTGAATCCGGTAACTTCGCCCGATTTGATTCGGTTGTATAGTTCGACGTTCTCGAATTTATACGTTACTATCCAAGAACCATCGTTGACATCTTTGAATCGTTCCGGAGCGGTGAATCCCTTTTTATTATCTATCTGATATGAACCTATCATATAAACACCATCAGCAACATCTTTCGAATCGTGTTCGATGTTCACATTATTGAATCGATTGTTTCGAGCATAATCGTGAATGATGTCTTTAATTGCTTTCTTTGTGAAAACGACATAGTATTCACCCGATGCATCACGTCTATAAATCGGAGTGTCGGCAGAAATAGCAACACCTGAAACTGTTTTTTCGTCATCATTGAATTCGAATCGAACCGCTTTTGAAAATGTTTCGAATGATATTTCATGTGCGGGATCGTGAACTAATGAATTGAAGTCAACAAATGTATTCGGGTCGTCAAGGTCGATTTGTATTTCAAAAATTGGGAGGTTTGTATTAATCATATATTTTTCTTATGTTTGTACATATTAATGTGTTAAACTGTTTATTATGGAAATATTCAAAGACGTAAAAGGTTATGAAGGACTTTATCAAATCAGTAATTACGGAAACGTAAAAGGTTTAGAAAGGTTTGATTCTATCGGTAGAATTGTAAAACAAAGAATTTTAAAAACTTACATTAACCGTTCAGGATACTTGATACTTTCTTTATCAAAAGATAGTATCTCAAAAACTATGAAAATACACCAACTTGTGGCAATAGCTTTTCTTAATCATATCCCATGCGGTCATGAATTAGTTGTTGACCATATTGATAATGACCCAACAAATAATAATATTGAGAATTTACAAATAGTAACAAATAGACAAAACTGTTCTAAAGATAGAAAAGGTAAAAGTATATACACAGGTGTTCATTGGAACAAAAAATACTGGGTAGCTTCAATAACTATAAATAAAAAACGTTTTCATCTTGGTAGCTTTGACTGTGAAATCAAAGCAAGTAAAGTATATAAAAAAGCATTGAGTGATTATAATAATGGTGTATTTGACATAAAAAAAATAATAGACTTAAACCTTACAAGTAAATACAAAGGTGTTTCTTGGCACAAAGAAAATGAAAAATGGGTTGCGGGAATTAGTATTAAAGGTAAAAAAATACATTTAGGTTCGTTCAGCACTGAACTAGAAGCAAGTGAAGCATATCAAAATAAACTAAAACAATTATGAAATTCGTATATCCTTATAAAAAGAAAGATTCTGATTTTAATATCATCAATTCGATTCGATGCGTATTGAAATACTATCCCGATTCGGAAGTGTTCGTCATCGGTGACAAACCCGAAA